CTTTCATCAAAGTATCATGTTCGTCTGCTGGTAGTGAAGCAGTTGGAATAACCAAAGCACTATAAGGATCACCCGGTAGTGTTCTGTATGCTACAACTAACTTCTGTCTGTTGGCCTTGATGCGACCTACGTGTTTTAAAGCCATTATGCGGCCTCCTCTCCTTCAGGTTTGGCTTCACCTACACCAGCCGCTTCTTTTTCGGCTTTTGCTTTTTCGGCTTGCTCTTCAACCTGTTTTAAAAACAATTCTAATTTATTATAAACAATTCCTACTGCTGCCATTTCGCTTGGCTTAAACGCACTACGTTCACTTGCTAGATCGATAATGCCTTTCATTGTTGCAAGGTCTTGGATAGTAAGATCGTTTGGGTTAGCGGTTTGTTGCTGTTCTGACATATTATATAATCTCCTTTGTAATACTTATTTTATGCCAATTAGTTATACTTCAAATATGGACAAGCCAATAAAAAATGACTAAGTTCTTTCGGCTTTTCAAATCCAATTTTAACTGCTGCTTGCATTGACTGATTTTCGTCAAGCAATACATTTTTACCAATATAATATCTACCAGATAAATTATCATCTATCCAAGAGATAATTGATTGATGTAAATTATATCTCATTGCTATTTGATACACTTCAAAATACGCAGGGCAAAATTCTAACCTGCGTACTTCTAATGCATCTAAGGGATTTATCTTTCCCTTTCTTATCACGCTGCCTCCTCGTAGTGTGCAGTGATACCAAATGGTGCCTGAAGATCTTTGTTATGATTACTGTGTATAATAAACACAGTTTCGCACCAATCTGGATCACCCCAACTATCCCAAGCATAACCATCTGTAAACATGATAAACTTTTTAGGTTGGATGTCGTTGTCTTTCATATAACGCCAATTAACCATAAAGTCAGTGCCACCACCACCGTAAATTTCATAATCGGTGAGTTCGTCGCCACAGTCTGCACTGAAGTCTTGTTCATTGTAAACTTCTGTATCAAAACACCATAACTTGATTTTGTAATCTTTGTATTCGTCCATGATGCCTTTAATTTCGCCAAGGAAGTCTTTTGCTTGGTCATTGCCAATACTACCACTCATATCCATACAAATACAAATATCAATAGTATCTTGGTAGTTCATACCTGGTAGCACAGCATTAAGATGCCAACCTTTGCGATTAGGACGCATAAATGTATAATCGCTTTTAATTGTGCTTTGAATTTGTTGACGTAACAGTTCACGCCAGTTCATCTTAGGTTCGGTAATCTCTTTAATCAAACGTGCCACACCTGCAGGTGTATTGCCTGCACCGGCAGCACTAGCCGCTTGGATCATTGCTTCTTTGATCTCGTCTTTGATTTGATCAAGTTCGGCTTTGCTGTACTTGGGACGACCTTTGCCATCTTTGTTATTTTCTTCTGTGCCGTCACCTTCCATATCAAGGTGTTCGTCTAGCATCTCACCAAGTTGCTTTAGATATTCTTCACCATTCTTTTTTGCTTCGTCATACAGGTCGTCATATACTTCTTCAGACGTCCATCCGCGATATTTAAAGTCTTGGTAGCAGTCTACAATCTTAGGTTTAGTACCAATGCGTCCATCTACTAGTTCGTTGTTAACAATGTAGTCAGCAGCAATATTGTAAAGCATAGGATTGCGATCGTCACGGCGTCCGAGGTGATCGTATACCATATGAAAAATTTCGTGTGCAAGAACAAACTCAATTTCTTTATTGTCCATTGCATTAAAGAATTGTGTATTGTAATACAAGTTGCGACCATCAACTGCCGCAGTCATAAGCCATTCGTCTGCGTGTTGAATTTTAAGACGTGTTGCCATGTTACCAAAAAACGGATGACGCAAAAGCAAACCTACACGAGCAGTAATAATACGTTCGTGTACCTCTTTACGCATTACTTCTAAATCTTCTTCAGTAATGTCTGGATCTGGTTGCCAATGCTTCAGTTTTGTTTGCGTATCTTTAGCCGACATATGCATAGTAAAATCTAACATGGTCATTCCTTTTGTTCAGTGCCTATATTTAATACTAACAATATTTAATAATATTGTCAACCATAAAATAGAAAAAGTGAGCAGTTTCCTGCTCACTTTTGTACTTTATGCTGGGCTTGCAGCCTTAATGTATTTGCCATAACGGTTATGGAACTCGTCAAAGCAATCTACTTCGTCTGGATCAATTGGAAGCGAATATTGTGTAAGAGCAAGTTTAATACCCATAACAACCAATTCAGTTTCAAAATTATCCATTGCAAAGCGCAAGAAGTTGTTAACTTTTTCGTCAAACTTTTTGTCGCCTTGATCGCAAGCCTCTTTTAACTCATAGCAAAGAGACACAGTCAAGGAATACTTGGCACTGATTTCTTGTGTTTGCAACTCTTTTACTTTGCCAGCAAGAATATCTGATGGGTTAGGCATTTGTGATGCAACCTTACGGTGCGCCATAAATTTGACAGCCAAACCTTCGCCTACTGAGCCTGCAACAAGATCGGTTGTTGTAGCCTCGTCTAGTCCATCATCAAGCAGTTCGCTAACAAAAGCCCATGAGCGAGGAGTAGCAAAACTACGACTTGCACCTTTAGGATCAAAGTCATACAAGTCTTGTTTTGCAAATTGTAGATAACCAACAACGTCTTTGTTGATTTTGTTATCTACAGCCCACTGGAACCAGTCATCAAATGTGACTGACATTTCCAAGTGAACAAAGCGGTTAGCAAGCGGAGACGGCATACGGTAAGTAACACCTTTGTCTGACTCGCGGTTACCAGCCGCAACAATCATTACGTTGTCCGGCAGTTTATATTTGCCAACTCGACGGTTAAGAATCAACTGATATGCTGCCGCTTGCACAGCAGGCGCAGCCGAGTTCATCTCGTCAAAGAACACAGTAATGTTATCGTATTGTGCTGCCAGTTCTTCGTCTGGCAATTCTTCTGGTGCGCCCCACACCATTTTGTTAATGTTGCTATCAAAGTACGGAACGCCTTTGATATCAGTTGGATCCCACAATGACAAACGAATGTCAATAAGGAGTGAATTTGTAAATGTATCGGTAATTTGTTTTACAATATCTGATTTACCAATACCTGGAGGACCCCACAAAAATACAGGACGCTTTTTCTGCATAGCATGACGAAGCGACTTTTTAACTTTGCTGGGTGAACTAGTGCGTACATCTGACATAGTGTATTCCTTTTTGTTACAGTGCCTATACATTTAATATAGTATAAGTACCAACAAAGGTCAACCTTTTTTTGAAATTAATTCTAAACTTTCATACCACTTGATGTCACTGTCGTAGATTGTTTGTGCTTTTTTTTCAATGTATCCTACAATTTTAGGATCTGTGTTTTTTATATACGATTTCCATCCTAATCCTGTATTAAATTTATAATTAGGTATGTTACACACCCAGTCTATATTTTTATAATCAAAATAATTTATTGGTGTTGGACTATGTAAATTTTTATAAAGATATTTTTGAAAAGCAGTATGTGTGTCGTAGTGCATTGAAACTTCAAAATGTCTAAAAAACCACTTGCAATCTTCTAAATTCCAGTTTCTTGCATCTTTAATATAATCATGTTCGAGGTTTTCTTCTGTATCAATTATAAATGCACTAAACCAACTTTTAAATCTTTCCACAGGATGCCTTACGGCTCCATAAAAACTATATCCTTGAACATGTAAATCATTAAAAGTTCTATTAGTTTTTTTCCATTCAGCATGTCTTTTAGGAATAAATGCTAAATGTTCAGTGCCGCATCTTGGCCATGCTGTTACAGCAATTTTTTTTTCGTCATTCACTATTGTTTGCATTTGACTTACCTCTATTCATGGCTTTTGTTAAGCCATATTTTCTAAGGTCGCCACTAAACAGTGTAAGTTCTACTGCCTTTTTTTCGTTTGTTACAGTTATGCTACGATTAGTAAGATAATACGGACAATCGATAAATTGGTCTAGGAAAATGATTACCTGTGTAGTCATTGGCATATCCAATGGATATGGTATGTCGTACGTTGCTATTTCGGCTCTCTGCACTGCTTCAAATCCTACGTCAGTCAATCGTAAACCACCGACTTCTTTGTTTCTTGTATTATACCACCAAATAGGCAGCATTGCCTGAACGTTTTGTTCTGACAGTGCCTGTCCTAATTGTTTCAAAAATATTTTTGTGTATAATACTTTATTACTCATCAGACACACGTTCGCCTTCAGTTAACTTGTACACTTCAAAGTCTGTTGACTTGAACATTTGATTTAACTTTTTTGCGAGATTGTATGCATGACCGGGATTACTAAAACTTGTTTTCTTGTATTTAGGTCCTGGATAATTAGTGATATTATTTTGGCTTTTTAGATTAAAAGGTTTACCTTTGTAAAAAACTGCCCAGATTGCTTCCGCATCTAACACTTGTTCGCTTTTGAATGTTTTGCGGTCTACAAACTCACATAATATCTTGGGCTTTGGTCTGCTCATGGTTATCTCCAATATGTGCGTATATATTTAGCCTTTTTATACGCACATTACTGCCAATTACCACTAGATCCTATTTGAACTTGAATAATTTCGTCGTCTGAACTTTTGCTTTCTTTGACTAACTTTTCTAAGTCACCGTTGAGTCTAGCCATTACTACACCAAGAGTAAAGGCTAGATTTTTTGCTGCGGTGATATCTAATCTGATATCTTTTTGTCTACTGTTTTCAGCACCTTGAACTTGTTTGATAAACTGCTGTATAGGTGCTGTGTTAATTGGTTCTATTGACATTGCTTAATGCTAGTTTCATTTCTAATTCAGTTTTATAAGGACCCATGTATTGGTTTCTTTCAATAGTAATTAGTTTTGGACAAAAACTTTTAAGCCAATTTACATTAAATTTTACCAAATAATATCCTGCACAATACACGCTTTTTGATTTTTCGCTTTTTGTAAACAGTGGTAGTTTTCTATTAATATCAAACATACTGTTGTAAGGTGTGCTACGAGTTGGATATCCATGTACTTCGTTTGCTACTTGTTCTGTATCATTTGATGCAGTAATTTTTGCAACTAAAAAATCTTTGCCAAATGTTTTTTTAAGTTGTGTTTCATTTTGAAAAAAACTAACATTGCCCTTGCTTGAAAAAACCCAGTTATCATCCTCTTTTGAAAGTGTGCCTACACGTTCACCTTCTTCCTCAACAATCCAAAATTTATTATCTAAAATTGGCTTTGCTTTAATTGTCATGCTTTGTACCTCGCTTGTAATGGTTCTGCAAAACTTGCCGCTTGGTCTGCAATACGCTGTAAGTCCCATCGGGCACAGAACTTCATCAATCGCATACCAACTTGGCTTATGTCTTTACTATCTGTAGATTGGATAGTGTTATTTATTTCTTGTTTAATGTGTTCTGGCTGTGCAGTCAAGTCACACAATGTAACATTACGAGTGTAGTCATCCAACACCCGATGTTCTACACCTTCGTGGTCTACCCACCGTTGTAGCATCATGTTATTCCAATTGAAGCCTTTGTTGTCTTTGTCAGCAAATGCTTCTAACAAACCTACTTTGTTTTTTGTGCCTTTCTTGCGCACACCTGGATAAGCACTAAACACATTATCACTTGTATCACCACGCATACACTTTTCAAAAAGCATGTATGCAGGGTTAGGCGCAGGCTTTGGTTCCTTTGTTTTCTTATCTACAACAGGAGCACCTTTGTCATCAAAGTAACCTTCGTGTGTAATAGTAGTATTACTTACACCGTTATACTGTCGTACATTAGGTGCAATTAATTGTGCAAAGTCGCCATCTGTACTAATAATAACATGATCGTCATTGGGATGATTTTGTATCCAACCTGCAATTAAATCGTCTGCTTCTAGCACAGGATTGTGCAGTACAGTACAGTTAGTCTTGTCTGTAACAAACTCTTTGAATTCGTCAAAGATTTCCCAAAACACTTTATCTTCTTCGGCCTCACGTGGACTCATAGCGTCACGGTGTTCTTTGCGGTTACGCTTGTATGGCTCATAATAGTCTTTACGCCAACTGCGTCCTTCTAAACAAAAAACAACGTGCGAACCGTTAAAGTCCTGCCACGCTTTTTTAATACTGTTAAGGGTGATGTGCATTGCCATGCCAACCTTAGTATCAATGTCGCCACGTACAACATGTCGAGCACGGAAGAATGTGTTAGCAGTGTCAATTAAAATATAAGTCATGATACCTCACTACGGCCTTTATCAATTGGTACTACATTAATATAACCGGAATTTCTGTCTGTGTCAAGTCCTTCTTCTTGTAACATGTTAAAAACTATGTCACGAAACCATCTGTCGACAATCTCTTCTTGTTTGTCCGCTTCGGTACCATAACCGTTTTCAATTAGTTCTTCTATAAAATAATCATTCCAATCTAATTCGAAGAAACCGTTTTGAATGTTATCTTTATTAACTTGCATGTCTAGCACATTTACCCAAGGTTGTTTACGGCGTGTTGCAACTTCTTTGGGATCAGTTTTTTCAAGAACTTGCAACTCTTTTTCTGCAAGTTCTCGCTCTTTTGCTTCAATGCCTGTTATACGTTTAAGCCATTGTTTCATTACCATCCAATCCTTTCCCACGGTACGTCTTTGTTGCCAAAGTGTCCGTATGTACAATTATTACTATACTGGTGAAATCCAAATAAGTCAAATCTATCAATAATACCTTTTGGTGTTAAATCAATATTGTTTTCAATAAACTTTTGAATTGAACGATTGTGTCCGTTTGAATCTACGTAGATACTTGTAGGTTCTTTAACACCAATAGCATAACTCAACTGTATTTGACACCAGTCTGCCATGTCATCTGCTACTACGTTCTTGGCTAACCATCGTGCCATGTAAGCAGCCGATCTATCCACTTTAGTTGGGTCCTTGCCACTGAAAGCACCACCTCCATGAGGAGCATAACCACCGTAAGTGTCAACAATAATTTTACGACCGGTAACGCCTGCGTCACCATCAGGACCGCCAATAACAAAATTGCCAGTCGGATTGAGATGCCATACAGTTTTTTCATCTACTAAATCTCCTAATACGGTCATTGCCGCAAGTTTACTAATGTTTCTTGCCTGTTCAACTTGTCCTTCACCATGCTGTGTACTAATAACAACTTGGTCAATGCGCTTGACTTTGCCACCTTCGTACTCAACACTTACCTGTGACTTAGCATCAGGACCTAACACATGCTGACGCTGTTGTTTAAGTTCTTTTAGGATCTCGTGGCTGTAGTAAATAGGTGCAGGCATGTATGCATCGTTGTCGTTGCAAGCATAACCAAACATAATGCCTTGATCGCCAGCACCGAAGTCGTCTGTGCCCAGTGCAATGTCTGCACTCTGTGCGTGAATCTCATTGTAGATGTTTAGTTTATCCCAATGAAACCCTTCTTGCTCATAGCCAATCTTTTTAACAGTATTGCGAACAATGTCTTTGACTTCTTCTTTGCTTACATTAAAGTTTTTTACTTCGCCCGCCAATGTTACGTGATTGGTAGTTACAAGTGTTTCAACAGCAATTCGAGTAGTTTCATCACCTGCTTTTAACCCAGCATCAACGAGTGCGTCCGAGATTTGGTCTGCAACCTTATCTGGGTGTCCTTCGCTAACACTTTCGCTGGTAAAAATATAGTTGTTCAAATTACTTTCCTTATTTTTTCAAGTTGTTCCTCGGACTGAATACCCCGAGGAATAGTTTTTAAATTTTTATCAAGTTCCCCAGGCATTTCCGAATAGGCTGATGTGGAGTCTAGGGGTGAATCTCCAACCTCGTTCCATACAGAGGTTCGCCACCTGCTGTACTGTGAGGTTGTATCCTTCAGACCTACCGCCGAGCGGCATGAGGTATACAGGACATTCCACGCCTGCTTCGCGATACTCGCGAACGGCTTTAGTAACTTCGTCCACATCATCTTGATCAGCCACAACAAACTTAAGATACAAGTCACTGCCGTCAACAAGGCTGTACTCACGAGCAATTTCAGGTTTAATAGCAGTATCCCAAGGTTCTCCTGAGACACTAAGTTTTGGGGAACAACTCCAAGTAACTTCAAATCTGTCTTGAGTGTTAAGATAGTTGTACAAGTCGTCGTGTAAAGATTGTGT